ATTACTCCGTTGACATATAAAGTTCATATTTATCAGTAGCTTAATCAACTGCCAATCAAATGAATGACTTCAAGTGGGTCCCATGCCCTTCGATTCAGGCCCCAGTAGTCTAATTAATCAATAGATTTCAAAAGACCGTTAAAGGTTGTGCTTGTTGTTGTTGTTGTCAGACCTTTCAAGGCAGAGCCCGAGTCCCACAAAAGTCCTATCTGAAAGATGATCTCAGGCACCCCACCGAAGAGGAAACTAAGATGGCCCTAGAGTCAGGAACTTACATCAATAGTCTAAACGCAAATAATCCTGCGTCTACGGATGGATTAGGTCAGGCTGATGACCACCTACGTCTAATCAAGGGTGCAATCAAGAATACCCTACCAAACATCACTGGTGCTATTAGTGCTAATCAGGCTGAACTAAATGTCCTAGATGGCACTACAGTCACGACAGCTGAACTCAACAAGCTGGATGGTCTTACAGCAACAACAGCTGAACTCAACTACACTGATGGTGTCACAAGCAACATACAGACACAGTTGAACTCCAAGGCTCCATCTGCTTCACCCACGCTGACAGGTACAACTACGGTTTCTACGGTTTCCATTGGTGGCTTTACTATTGTTGAATCTAGTAATCGCCTAGACTTTAGAGTTGGGGCAACTGTTATGATGTCCTTAGACACCTCTGGAAACTTACGTGTACGTGGTGATGTCAGTGGCTTCGATACGACTGCTTAAGGAGGGCTATTAATATGGTACTTCAGAACAGTGGTAAAATAACAATTAGTGACGTAGAGAATGAGTTTAATGGCTCTGCACCCACTAAGTTATCAGAGTATTATCGTGGTGGTGCGCATGTGCCTTCAGTAGTCACTGATGTTCCAGCATCAGGCTCTATCGCTCTTAGTGACTTCTATGGAACCTCTAACGTCATTCCTATGACCTACGAGATCATTGGTGGTGGCGGTGGAGGGGGCGGTGGTTCGTACTCTGGTGCAGCTGGCTCTTCTGGTGGTTCTTCGTCATTTAGTGGCACAGGTATTACCACAGTCACAAGTTCAGGTGGCGCAGGTGGTGCAGGTAGTGGCCTATTTAGTTCTACAAGTGGTGCTTCTAGCCACTATGGCTCTGGTGGTGCTGGGGGTGCCAACTCTGATTCAGGTAACCAATCCGCAGGTTCATCTGCACCTACATCCTCATATGGGGCTGGTGGCGGCGGGGGCGGCTCTGCGCCATTTCATGCTTACAATGGTGGCCACGGTGGTGGAGCCTCTAGCAGACTTTCGTCCACAATCAACATCTCTCCAACAACTGTAGTAACCGTGACAATCGGCCCTAAAGGCACTGGTGGCTACGGCGGTGGTAATGGTGCGAATGGCTACGCTAAATTTACTGTTGGTGGTCAGACGTTCACGTTCACATCTTCAGGTACCTTTACAGTTCCTTCATAAATATAAGGTAACATAATCCATGCCAAACCTACCGATCCGAAACCTAGGCTCCGTAGGCGTAATCACTGATATAGACCCCTTCAATCTGCCCCTCAACGCATTCACTCGAGCAAAGAACGTCAGGTTCGACCAAGGCAACATTCGCAGATCCCCGGGCTTTCGGGATGTGTCTACATTAACAGGGTTCACCCCAGTGTTCATCCAAGGTGTCTATAATGCTAACGGTTATGACACGGTGACCTTAGTCTCTAATGATTTTGATATTTATAGCTTTAGCAACGGGGCGGTCACCCTTAATTATAATAGTGCAAGTAGCGTTAGCTTGGCTCAAGTCACAGCGACTTCTCTAGCCAACGTTCAATATCTAAACCGAGAGGATACTACTCCCCTCTACAAGACCCCATCTATGAACAGCTATGCCCCCTTGGTTAACTGGCCTACGGGCTACACCTGTGCATCCCTTAAATCTTTTGGTGACTTCCTTATTGCATTAAATACTCAAGAGGGTGGTAGTGTATTTCCAACCCGAGTGAGGTTTAGTGATATTGCACTTGCTAACACTGCACCATCTAGTTGGGATGAAACTAATACAACCAAAAGCGCTGGTTTTAATGACCTAGCACAGATGACCACCCCAATTATTGATGGTGCAACCCTAGGGTCTAATTTTCTGATCTACTCTAGTGACCAGGTCTGGCTCATGGAGTTCGTAGGCGGCACCTTCATATTTAACTTCCGTAAACTGTTTAATGACTATGGTATAATAAATCAAAACTGTGTTGTTGAAGTTGAGGGTAAACATTACGTTTTTGATCAGGACGATATCTACATCACAGATGGTGTTACTGTTCAGTCTATCGTTGATGGGCGAGTGAAGAATTACATATATTCAGGTATGGACACAGGTGCCTTTGATAGGTGCTTCGTTCAATTTGATCAGTCACGTGAAGAGATTTATTTTTGCTATAAGTCATCGGATGATATGGCTGACTTTACAAACGGGAACGGGTGTAACCGAGCAGCGGTCTATAACTACAGGAGCAATACTTGGTCCTTTCTGGATCTTCCTAACGTTTATGCAGGGACCAGTGCCAACATATCTACGGTGGCAACTTACGCATCAACTGGCCTAACTTATGCCACAGTCGGTGGTACATATGCATCCCAAGACGCTGGTTTTGATAGGCATATTCTTATGCTAGGGCAGCTCTCCACAGCAGACGGTCTGACAAACCACAAGATTTACGGCCTCGATGGTATCAATGAGAATACTGCTCTCACAAGCCCTCTAAATACAGTAGCAACTAAAGACATTAAACTTGAGCGCGTAGGCATTGACTTGGATGAGCTACAGTTACCATTGACGGGCTACAAGCACATCATAAAGATGACACCCCAGTTCTCAACGATTGCCTCTGACAAGACCTTTAAAGTTACTATGGGCGCTGCTGACCTCGCAAGTGATGTCCCAGTTTATGATCTAACTTACAGTTTTGATACAGCTACTGAATACAAGATCGACTCCAGATCAGCTGGTAGATATCTGAGTTATAAGATTGAGACTTCAGGTATTAAAGATTTCACGGTTTCTGGTTTTGACTTTGATGTTTTAGCAACTGGGAGACGATAGACGTGCCAATAAATGAAGTTACAGACGTTACAGTTAGTACATACATACGTCGACCTGTCCCATCTCTTGAAGCTAGTTTGCTTCTGTATTTAGCACAGGAACTGCAAGCTATAGAAAATGCGGTTAAAAGTGTCATCGAGGGAACTATTCAAGTATCTGATAATGCCCCGAAGAAACCAAAAAAGGGTATGGTTCGTTATGCTGTATCACCTTGGGACCCAATAGCTGACGGTACACAAGGACTTGTTGTCTACAACGGCACAACCTGGGTCAAAGTGTAAAATATAGAAACGATAAACATATAATAAATACGATTGGAGAAGCCTATGTGGGGCCAAATCATTGGTGCTGTCGCTGGCGGTATTCTGGGTAACAGAGGTGCTAAAGAAGACAGAGCAAACGCAGCAGCGGCTAACAGTTCAAACAATCGATACTATGAAGCAGCCTTTCCATATGTCTCTGGTGGAATGTCAGGACTAAAGACAGCCTATGACAATATGGTCGCCAGAGGACCCTTCGACCAGAACTACTATGTAGGTCCAAATCAAAAGCAAATTGCTGCTAATAATGCACTTTATGACATGGGTGGGGGCAACATGTCCCGTGGTGACAACATCATGAACACCACTGGCGGCTTCGCTAGTAACGCTACAGATCTACACAACCAGTTTGCAGTGGCTGCTAACCGTCCCGACACGATGGCTGCGGCTAATCAGTATGCGACTAACAACATGAACCCGATTGTTAACGCTATGATGCGCGACCCCTCAAGACAGTTGAACGAGCAGACACTTCCAGGCATTAACAGATCAGCATCTGGATCTGGCAACCTTAACTCTAGCCGCGCCGGTGTTGCTGAAGCATTGGCTAACCGTGCATATGATGACCGCATGACAGATGTTCGATCTGATGTCTTCAACAGCCTACGTGACGCAAGTTTGAACCAGAATAACAACCAGTTCACCCAACAGATGAACGCATTGAATAACGCAAGTGCTGTCAACACCGGTATGTCTAACATGTACACATTGGGTAATAACCTCGCAACAAGCGGCGGCAACATGGCATTAGGTGCAGCTGACAATTTCAACTCCTATGACCAGCGTATGCGTGATGCCGAGCGCGAGAAATACATGTATGACAATTCATTCGGATTTAATGCAGCAAACAACTACTTAGGCTCTATCTCACCAATTGCCCAAATTAATGGGAACTATGAGAAAAATATGACAAGCCCAACAGCTGCGACGCTTGGTGGAATGAACGCAGGTTTTGGCTTTGGAAAACAATATGGTGGTCAAATAGGTAACTTCCTTGGGGGTTTATTTTAATGACTAATATTGTTGATATACTGCTAGGGCGCACCCCAGCCTCCCCAGGACAACCCGCCTTAAGCCAAGACCCAAACAACGCAAATCAGCAGACCCCAGTTCTACAAGGTGCGACGGGTAATGCACGTGGCTCATCCCGTATGCCTATGATCCCCAACAATCGGATTGACATGGGAACTGAGGGCTTAATGCGTATCGGTGGTAGTATGATTTCTGGTGCGCGTGATGGTGCTCTTTCAGCATACTCCGCTGGTATGGACGCTTACGGAGGCATCCAGGACTACAACCGTCAGGCCGACATGGAACGTATGAAGATCGAAGAAGCGCGGATGCTTGAAGAGCAGCGTCGCCAGGATCTCTTGCGTAAGTTGAATGCGGCAAAGAAAGAAGACGAACCCAAGAAAG